GAAGAATAATGGAAGCAATTTCAAACATTATTGGATTAATAACTTTAATAGTAACAGTATCATCTATTGTTGCTGCTATTACGCCAACTCCTAAAGATGATGTATGGATTGGTAAGCTATATAAACTTATTGATCTTTTTGCATTAAATATTGGTAAAGCTAAGAACAAGGCAGGAGACAAATAGCATGGCTAGGTGGCTACCTGATTCCTATCACAAGGTTGTTAAAAGTTTTTGGCAATCTGTTAGAGGAGTAGAAGAAAAAACTGTTCGAGCTAGAACAAAGAAAGGTACTTTTGTTGCTGATGATAAATCTACACCAAACATTAATGAAGCTTACACAACAGTGGAAGTTAAGAAAAAACGTAAAAGAGGAAGACCTAGAAAGAAAAAATGAGCGAAAAAGAATCTTCAAGTAGGTTTGGTGGGGATATGGACAGAAATGAAGTTGAGATGGATCTCAACAAATTTATGGACATGGTCAGAGAAATATCTGATCTTAAAGATCAAGTCAGAACACTAGAAGATGCAACAAATGTGAATCCTCATCAAAAATGGATTCATTTAGCACAAGCAGTAGATTCTTGGAGAATATTTCCAAGAGTGTTTTTAAGTGTTTATATTTTCTTACTCTATTATTCAACCATGTGGTTTATGGCTTTAGAAAGCCCCAGCCTTGAACAATCAGGTCTTATATCTATAATTGTAGGTGCTGGTGCTGCGTGGTTTGGACTATACGCTGGAACTTCTGGTGCTTCTAAAAGCTTTAAAGGTGAAGGAAAAGATTAGTGGACGTTTTTGTTTTAATCGGAGAATTAGGGCTCCCCATAGCTGGTGCTTTGATTATGGCTTATTTCATATTTTTAGTTATGAAACAATTGATGGGAAACCTTGTTTCTGAAATTAAGACAGTACAAGGTATATCTAAAATGTTAATAACAAGAGCTTCAATTATGAATAATGATATTATCAGGATAGATACGAGCGTTTCTTCTGCGTTAAACATTCCCCCAGATTTAGATAGAATAGCTCGGGCAGAAAATTTTGTAGAAGACGGAAAGATAGACGCTAGGAGAGACTAGTGGATATTGTCCAAGTCGTATCCGACTTTGGATTCCCTGTGGTAATGGTAGTTGGACTAGGTTATTTTGTTTACTATGTTTGGCAAACTATAACTAAAACAATAGACCCTGCAGTAGATGAAATGAAAACCACCATAATACGATTAACCGATCAATTACGTCTTTTAGATCAAGATATGATAAGATTAAAAGAAAAAGTGAACACTGTTTTACAGTTAAAGGAAAATGACAAAAATCAGGAACAAAAGAACAAAAAGAAATGAAGGTAGTTTAGTGCCTTTTTTCTCTTCAATAGCATTATGCACGCTATTCTATCTCATGTTGTTCTTTTATGTAGGAATTTTACCAGCAGATGAAATAGTACATGAATTTAAAAGTCCTAGTTTTAGTGGAGTAAGCACCTCTTCTCATTATTTAACTATTGATGAACAAGAAAAAACTAGGCGAGACGAAGAAGCTCAAAAAGTTGAAGACGCACTAAAAGAAGCGGAAAGAGAAGCAGAAAACACCACATTAGCTAAATTTTTAAGAAACCTAGAAAGCAGAATCTATAGCCAACTATCAAGAGATATTGCTGAAAGTTTATTTGATTCTGAAAAAGGAGGAACAGGAGGCAGTATAGAATTAGAAGGAAGCACCATAACTTTTGTAAATGACGGGATTAATATTACGTTAACGGTAACTGATGCGGATGGTAATGTTACGACTATAATTATCCCTGTAGGTATATTTGGAATATGTTCAGAAGATTGTGGTATATAGGAACCTTTCTTTTTATTTTCCTTGTTTCAGGTTGTGCAAGTTACGCACCTGTGGGACATACAAATTGTGCTGAATGGTTAGAGTGTACAGAAGATCCTGTAACTGTTAGACCAACACAAACAAAACTAGAAAATCTTCCTCCTCCTAAACAACAAGCAGTGGTTGCTGTTTACAAGTTTCAAGACCTAACAGGTCAAAGAAAAAGTTCTCAAAAAATGGCGTTATTTAGCACAGCTGTTACTCAAGGAGCAGATAATTATCTTATAGATGCGTTAAGAAGTGCAGGAAAAGGAGATTGGTTTGTTGTGGTTGAAAGAGCTTCTTTAGACTCATTAACAAGAGAACGACAACTAATAAAAAACACAAGGCAAACGTATAATGGAGAAAACGGCAACACGTTAAAACCCCTACTTTTTGCAGGCATCCTTATAGAAGGAGGAATAGTTCAATACGACACTAATGTGGAAACAGGAGGTAATGGGGCTAGATACTTAGGAATTGGTTCCAGTAATCAATATCGTAAAGATGAAATTACAGTTTCTTTACGAGCAGTTCTTGTGCAAACAGGTGAAGTTATGATAAACTGTATGGTGAGTAAAACAATATTGAGTGCAGGAGTGAGTCGAGATGTGTTTCGTTTTGTAGAAATGGGCACAGAACTCGTTGAAGTAGAAACAGGATACACAGAAAATGAAGCTGTGGGGTATGCAACTAGATCAGCGATTGAAGAGGCGGTCTACACTTTAATTATGAAAGGCTTAGAAGAAGAATTGTGGGATTTTAATTACGAACAATTTGACGAACTAAGTCAGGAGGAAAAATGAAACATTTTTGGAAAATGTTGTTGGTTCTGCTTCTACCGTTAGGTATTTTTGCAGCAAACAACGATATCTATATAACACAATCTGGTACTGGTTTGACTATGAACATAGACCAAATTGGTGATAGTAACGTGGTGGGTACATCACAAACAAGGGCAACTTTTACTGGTACATCAATGACAGTTGATGTAGATCAAATAGGGGACAGTAACACACTGGCAGCATCTGTTGCTCAAGGTAATAGTACCTCTTTTACAGCTACAACAACAGGAGATAGCAACCAAACTACATTAGCGTTTGGTGGTACGGGAGATGTTGCTAATACAGATTTTGATTATGCTGCAACAGGAGATTCAAACGTAGTTTCGTTTACTCAAGGTGCAGCAGCTACAGCAACAGCAGGTAATCAAGATATAGTGATTGCAGGAACTTCAAATAACCTAAACGCAACTTGTGAAGTGGTTGGGTGTATTAATAATTGGGACATTGATGGCGACTCTAATGACATAGACACCACCCAAACAGGAAACGCAGATCATTCTATAACAGCAGAGATTACAGGCAACACAAACGATATAGACATAGACCAGACAAACAGTACTGGTAGCACTTCGGGTGTGGTTGTGATAACAGCTACAACTAGCAACGGTACTATAGATGTAGACCAATGCACAAGTGGCTGTTAGTATTAATATTAATACCCTTTAATAACGCTTATGCTGAAATAGGCAAAATATCTGAGTTAAGAGGAAATGGAGAAATTTTACGAGCGGATCAGTCAGATAGATTATTGGCAACAAATGATTTGGATATCCTTAGCTATGATGATGTCCGCACTGGTAATGGTCGTATCGGTATTGAGTTTCTTGATTCTTCTGTCATACGGCTTACTGAACATTCTAAGATTGTTATCGATGAATATATCTATGACCCTGACCCAAGTAAAAGCAAAATGGCACTCCAAATGGCAAGTGGAACAGCCAGATTTATTACTGGTGCACTGGGAAGAATCGATAAAGAAAATATCTCGATAAAAACACCCAGTGCTACGATTGCTATTCGTGGCACTGATTTTACAACTACCGTAGATGAGATAGGACGTTCTTTAGTGATTTTACTACCTAGACCAGATGGCTCTTCTTCTGGAGAAATTACTGTAGAAACAATGGCAGGAATAGAGGTACTGAATCAGCCTTATCAAGCCACTATGGTGAGTGTTTCTGAAAGTCCTCCCACTAAACCTATTCAATTGGTTAACATGTCTTTAAACTTTATTGATAACCTATTGATTGTTAACCCACCAGAAGAAGTTCAACAGGCGGTAGACGAACAGTCACAAAGTTCTAGTAATGTTTTAGATGTGGATTTTTTAGAAGAGAATGATCTAGACGACGACAGTGATTTATCTAAAGACGAGCTACAGGATGAAATCACTAGGTTAGACATAGATCTGTTAGCGGTTGATTTTTTACAAGATTTACTAGAAATAATAGAAGAGATTTCAGCAGGTGGGAGAGATGAAGGAGAGGAAGGAGAAATAGACGGAGTTAAAATAGAGGGAATAGTTCCAGGATTTGATCAAAATGCTCAAGTTTATACATTTGTAGAGGGAGAGTTTTTTACTTTAGTTAGACAAGTAGAAAACACAATAGATTTACAACTAGATAAAACAGGAGGGTATAATATACAGATGTTATCTGCAGGAAGATTTATAAATGTTGTGTTAAACGGAGGAGGTGAAAATGAGATTATTATTAACCAGTCTGATTAGTCTTATCTCTATTACTGTTTATGCTGGAGATAATTCAGCAGAGGTAAGGACAAAAGGTAGCTCCTCTCTTATACATATAGATCAGATAGGTACAAGTAATACAGCTAGAGTGTGGTGCGGACTATCTGAAGGCAACTACACCATTCATAATTGTAGTAATGCTGAAATAGATATAGATCAAGAAGGTACGAGTAATACTGCCAGAGCATACAGTCAAGTAGCAAACCACACAGGCAATGAATATAAAATAGCTCAAGACGGTAACGACAATTTCGGTTATATAGACGCAGACGATGACGGTAACGATATGGATGTAATTCAAAACGGTAATAATAATGACGCAGAAATCTACATGCAAGGGGATAATAATATATACAGCATTAATCAAACAGGAGACGACAAAGAAGGAGAAATCAGAGCTTTTGGAGATAATTCAGAATTTAGTATTACTCAGTCAGGTAGTGGAGAACATTACGCAAAGATATATGCCAGTAATTCAGCGGACAATAACGAAGCCACCATTACACAAACAGGAAGCGGAGACCATTATATGCGGTTAAATTTTTATACTGATGATTATAACGTAACCGCTAGTCAATCAGGGAGCACTAATAAAAGCATCACTGTCAATTATAATTGCACAACAAATTGCAATAAAACTGTAACGATTGATCAAGGTGATTAGATTTTTTCAAATTACATTTTTGTTGGTGTTGTTGGGCTTCCCTTTAGTGCAACAATGGACTCCTTTAGAAATACTTAAATTAAAAGTATTTGATTCATTGGTTGAAGAAAAAGGCGTTTCTAATTATTTTTCTATCATAAACATAACTGAAGAAGATATTGCAAAAGAAGGAGGCTATCCTTTTAGTCGTCAAACTTTAGCGGAAATACAAATAGAGTTATTAAAAAAGGGTGCGATAGGTGTTGGTTGGGTTATGGCGTTTCCACAACCTGATCGATTTGGCGGAGACGAACAATTTGCAGACGCTTTAGGGTATGCTCCTAGTGTTCTAGCTATGTTTGAAAACGACAATGGAGATTACCCAGAAACGACAGGCACAGTTATTTTAGGTGAAGATATAGGCGGATATGAAGCTAAAGGGGTTATAGAGAATATAGATATTCTTAAAAATAACGCTGCTCAAGGAATTGCTATAGCTCCTACAGATGTAGATCAATTAGTCAGAAGAATGCCACTATTAATGAGAACACCTGACGGTTGGGTTTCTGCGTATGGAACAGAAGTATTAAAAGTTTTAGCTAATGCTGATACATACGTTATTAAAACCAACCCCAACGGTATAGAAGAAGTGCGTGTTCGTGGTATTCCTCCCGTACCTACTGATTCTTTGGGTAGAAAATGGATCAGTTGGGTAGATACACCACAATTTAGTTTGTCTGAAATAAGAACTCTTTGTCAAGGTTTGTGTGCGGTAAATAACATAGAAGGCAGGTTTGTGTTTATTGGTGTTACAGCTAAAGGTATAATGCCTCAAGTTGCAACTCCTGTTGGATTACTTGAACCACATAAAATTCAAGCAGCCCTATCAGAATCTATTCTAATACAAGACAGCCCTAAAATACCTGATTGGTCCATAGCTGCAGAAATACTGATATTCACCTTTACTGTCCTTGCAGTATGGCTTTTACTGTCTTATCTGGGTATAACGTGGGGTATAGGACTAGGAAGCGTTATATGGCTCTCCACGGCTTTTGGAGGGGTGTATTTAATAAAAAGCGGTATTTTATTAGACGTAAGTTGGTCTTTAGTTTCTCAGTTTGTGGTGGGTTCAGTTGCTTTTTACCTAAGATTCAGAGAACAGTATAAACTTAGGCTACAGATTAAGAAACAATTTGAACATTATTTAGACCCAAGACAGGTTAAAGAACTTCAAAACAACCCTGACAAATTAAAACTTGGTGGAGAAAAACGATACTGTACTTTCTTGTTCACAGACGTAAGAGGATTTACCGCTATGTCTGAAAAGTTACCGCCAGAAGAAGTAACATATATAATGAATGAAGCCCTAACAGTACAACAAGAAGCAGTACAAAAACACGGAGGGATGGTAGATAAATACATAGGAGACGCTATGATGGCTATTTTTAATGCACCTTTAGATATAGAAGATCAAGAAGACAGAGCCATACAAACAGCTATAGAAATTATAGACGGAATAGAAAAACTCGATTGTGGTGTAAAAGTGGGGGTGGGCATCAATTCAGGTGAGGCTGTTGTTGGTAATATGGGGTCTAAAACTAGGTTTGATTATACCGCTATTGGAGACCCAGTAAACACCGCAGCAAGACTTGAATCTGCAACTAAAGAAGTAGGAGAAGATATACTAATAGGAGATACTACTAAAAAAAGTTGCAAATTTGAGTTAAAATTGTTAGATCCAATAAAAGTAAAAGGAAAACAAAAGGCTTTACAGATATATACAGTTAAAAATGGCAACTAGAAAAACAAAACTTGACCACCACGAAGAAATTTGTGCTATAAGATATAAAGCAATAGAAGATCGGCTTGAAGCAGGATCTCAAAAGTTTGTTAGATTTGAGCAAATGATTTGGGGATTATATATACTTATCATAGGTTCGCAAATTATAGGGGTGTTTATTAGATAATGGGTGGCATTCTTAGTAAAGTTTTAGGAGGAGTAGTTTTAGTCTTGGGAATAGCTTTGTATTTTTTATGGAACGAAAACACCAGACTATCAGCTTTAAACCAAGCGTTTGAATTAAGAGATCAAGAACAAAAGCTTGCAATAGAAAGCTTGCAAAACGATTTTAAATTACAAACTGAAGGTTTATTACAGCTTCAATCAAGAAATCAATCAATAGAAGCTGAGATGAGTAGATATTTGGATATTTTTAAAAGACATGATTTAACCAAGTTAGCAGCAGCAAAACCTGGATTATTAGAACCAAGAGTAAACAATGGAACAAAAAATGTATTTGACAGCATTGAAGAAGATAGTCGTAACATCGATGATCTTGATGACGGTCTGCAGTTGCAGCCTGATTCCAAGTAAACAACAAGTCGAGGTTATTTCTAAACCTATAGAAAGAACTATAGTACAACCAATTATGCCACGGGAAATAGACTTAAAAGAACCTTATTGGTATGTGGTGAGTGATAAAAATTTAGATGAGTTTTTAGAAAGAGTAGAAAAAGAACATGGACAAATTGTATTTCTTGCTATGTCTGTCCCTGATTATGAAATCATGGCGTATAATATGCAAGAACTTAAAAGGTATATAAATGAACTTAAAGAAGTTGTGGTTTATTATAGAAAAGTTACTACAAATAATAATAAAGTGGGAGAAGAATAGCATGAAAATTTCAGAAGAAGGCAAAGCATTAATTAAAAGATTTGAAGGGTGTGAGTTCGAGGCTTATAAGTGTAGTGCGGATGTTTGGACCATAGGGTATGGTCACACTAAAGGCGTGAAAGAAGGAGATAAAATAAATCAAGATGAATCAGAACATTTATTGTCTGAAGATCTAGAGGAGTTTGAAAACTATGTTAATGATTTAGTTGAGGTGGATTTAAATCAAAGCCAGTTTGACGCTTTAGTTGCTTGGACGTTTAATCTCGGTCCATCAAATTTAAATCCT